TCACCTTGGCTCAAGCCTCAGCGTCAAACGCTTCAACAAGTGCCACAACAGCCACAAATAACGCGACTGGTACAATCAGTCCATTACTTCTAATCGGAGGATAACCGCATGGCAACAACTTACAAAGTCTTAGGGCAATCAAACCCTTCGGCGACGACTGCCACGACGCTTTATACCTGTCCCGCCTCAACACAAACGGTTATCTCAACAGTCACTATTTGTAATCAAGCGGGTACTTCAGGTACATATAGAATCGCAGTTCGTCCAAACGGAGCGACAATCGCTCCCGAACACTATGTTGTATACGACGCAACAATCCAAGCCAATACCACAGCGGCTTACACACTAGGTCTTACTATTGATGCTTCAGATGTTGTAACTGTCTACGCATCAAGCGCATCAATGTCATTCAACGCGTTCGGAAGCGAGATAGCATAATATGGCAATTACCACTAATGGTGGCGCTGGAGTCACCGCAGATGCAGTAGCAACCCTTAGCAATAAGACCCTTGAAGCACCAGTAATCAATAACGCAACATTTACGGGCGCTCAGGCTGGTCTTGAGATTAAGTTTGGTAACAACATTGTTCTTGAAGGAACAACTGATAATGCTTTTGAGATGACTCTCTCAGGCGGAGACCCAACGGCTGACCGCACAGTTACTCTTCCTGATGTTACAGGAACAGTTGTAACGACAGGCAACTTAACGGCTATCACAACAGTTACAAGCGCAACTCTTACTAGCCCAACAATTACTGGAGCAGTTTTTAACGATGGCTCAGTAGTTTTTGAAGGTGCTACGGCAGATGCTTTTGAAACAACTTTAGCAATTACTGACCCAACTGCTGATAGAACAATTACATTTCAGGATGCAACAGGAACAGTTGTTTTAAGAGATTCAACAGATACTCTTACAAATAAGACTTTAACAAGTCCAATAATTTCATCAATTTCAAATACTGGAACCTTGACTCTTCCAACTTCTACTGGAACCGTTGCACTAACTTCAGATATTACTGTTACCGCTTCCTCTTCAAATACATTTACAAATAAGTCAATTAGCCTTGCAACAAATACAGTTACAGCCACGCTTGCTGAATTAAATACGGCTATCTCTGACGCTGATGTTGTGTCGTTGGCTGGTTCAGAAACTCTTACAAATAAAACTCTTACAAGCCCAGTTTTGAATACACCAATTCTTAAGTCTCCTGAAGAGCGCTTGACCGTATCTGCAACTGCGGCGACAGGAACAGTAAACTACGATGCTCTTACACAGGGCGTTCTTTACTACACTTCAAACGCAACTGCTAACTGGACACTCAATGTTCGTGGAGATGGTTCAAACACTCTCAACTCCGTACTAGCAACAGGTGATTCAATCACTATTGTTTTCTTGGTTACTCAGGGTTCAACTGCTTACTACTCAAATGCTTTCACTATTGACGGTAACTCAGTAACTCCTAAGTACATAACAGGCACAGCCTTTAGTGCAGGAAACGCATCCTCGATTGATTCGTATGTCTACACCATTATCAAGACAGGAAGCGCTACCTTCACGGTACTAGCCTCACAAACTAAGTTCGCGTAAGGGAGACGGCTCATGCCAATTATTGCTGGTCGCGCTTCTGCGGCGTATGGTGCTGGATTTGCAAAAGTAATAAGTGCAGGTAGCACAACTTTTAATAGTGACTATGAAGCATTGGCTTCAATCACATTGGCATCTACCGCTTCTGAAGTATCATTTTCAGGAATTCCACAGCATTATTACGAGTTACAAATTATGTTTACTGGTTACTCTAATAACGCAGATGGAGTTGGTTTAGGAAATGTTCGCGTTAGTGGATTTTTTAACGATGATACAACCGCAACAAATTACTATAATCAATTTGTGGCAGGAAATGGCGAGTCCGCTTCATCAGGAACAGAAAATGCCGCTAAATATATGGGCAATGTTGTTAGAACTTCGCAAACCGCACCAGGCACAAATGTTGTTAGCATAATGGATTATTCACTTTCTAATAAATTAAAAAATGTGCTTACACTTACGGGGTTCAATAATAATGATACTAATATCAGTAATCAAGGCGTCAGAATAGTTACAGGTACATGGAACAATACTGACCCAATTACAAAAATAACTTTGGTACCTGAACTTGGTTCTTTTAAGCAAAATTCTATTTTCACTTTGTTTGGAGTCAAATAATGGCTAAAAGCACTTATGTCGCCTTAGATAAAAAAACTGTTGGCTCTGCTGTTTCAAGTGTAGAATTCACAACTATTAGCAATTCATACACTCATTTAGTTGTACAAATAGACGGTACTTATACTACTGCTGATGCCGTTTTTGGTATTCAATTTAATGGAGATACCACAGCGGCTTACTCAGATACAGATTTTTATGCAAACGGTTCCACAGCAGGTTCTTATGAAGGCGTAAATACTACAAACATTCAAGCAGGTTGGTATCCATATCCTAGTAGCGCAAGCGACTTAGGGGCATCTAAAATTTATATTCTTAATTATGCAAACACATCTATATTAAAGACTACACTTGAAAAATCAGGAATGGCAAGCGGACAAGGCGTTTATATGCGTACTGGTCGTTGGAATAATACCAATGCTATTTCTTCTATTAAATTTACAATGAGTGCTGGTAATTTTGCCGTAGGAACTGTATTTTCTTTATATGGAATTCTCGCGGAAGGAATAAGTCCTGCGCCAAAAGCAACAGGTGGCGCTATTTTTGCAGATGATACTTATTACTATCATGTATTTGGAAGTTCAGGCGCTTTTGTTCCTAGCCAATCATTGACTGCTAGTATCTTAAATGTTGGCGGTGGAGGCTCAGGTGGACTTCAATACGCTGGCGGTGGCGGTGCTGGCGGAATTTCTTATTCTGCTACTGCCTCATTAAATAGCGGAACTACTTATACCTGCACAGTAGGCGCTGGCGCGCCAACTGCCGTAGATTCGGGAACCCGAGACGGTTCAAATGGAAGCAATTCATCTTTTAGTGGAAGTGGATTCTCAACACTTACTGCAACAGGCGGTGGTTTAGGTGGCGGAGATAACGGAAATGTGCCTCGCAACGGTGGCGGTGGCGGTTGCGGTGGCGGTGGTTCTGCAACATCCGCTGGTATGGGTTCGGGTGGTGCTGGCTCACAAGGATTTAATGGCGCGGCTGGTGTAAATAATAGTGGAAATTTTGCTGGCGGTGGCGGTGGCGGAATGGGAGAGGCTGGTAACACCGATGGACTTTCCAATGGCGGTGACGGAACTTCTACATATTCATCTTGGGTAATTGTAACTGGCGCTGGTGAAATTGTTAATAATGTGGGTTATCTTGCTGGCGGTGGCGGTGGCTCAACAGTTAATGAGAAACAAGGTTTTGGCGGACTTGGCGGTGGCGGTAATGGCGCTGGTGGTCTCGCATCTGCATCTCCTATACCAGCAAGAGGTAAGCCTAATACTGGTGGCGGTGGCGGTGCTGGCTTTGGCGGCGCTGGACATACAACTACTTCAGGTGGTTCAGGTGTTGTTATTGTTAGATATGCCAAGGTTTAGAGGAGATTACTATGCCTAATAATTATGTTCTTTTAGAAAGAATTACTTTACCTTACGGTGCAACTGAAGTTGTGTTTGATAACATTCCTCAAACTGGTTACACAGATTTAGTCATTAAGGGTAGTACCCGCACAGACCGTGGTGATTCTTTTAATGATTATATTAAACTTTTGCCTAATAATTCAACCTCTTCTTGGGTTGCTCGTTTTGGTCAAGGCAATGGCTCAGGAGTTGGAAGTTATACAGAAAGTGTCGCCGCAAGTATTATTGCTGAAACAAATGGTGGATTATCTACTGCAAACGGTTTTGGAAATTTTGAAATATATGTTTCTAATTATGCAAGCAGTTCAATTCCTAAATCTTTTTCTTCTGATAGCGCGACATCAACTTTTAACACATCAACCGTAATAAATCGTTTACACGCTCGTTGGAATAATAATACTGCTATTAACTCTTTAACAATTAAGCCTGGAGTTGGTAGTAATTGGATTGCTGGCTCTTCATTTTCTTTATACGGAGTAGCGGAACTTGGAACAACCCCTGTTGTTGCACCGCGAGCAACTGGTGGAAACATTGTTGCTAGTGATGGCACTTATTGGTACCACGCATTTACAAGTTCAGGAGCGTTTGTACCAAAGGAAGATTTAAGTTGTCATTATCTTGTAGTAGCAGGAGGCGGTAGCGGTACTGGCGGATATGGAACTGGCGGTGGTGCTGGTGGTTATCGCACATCACTTGATACTTCTGCATACTCTACAACCGCTAATACTTTTTATGGTGTGACGGTAGGAGCAGGTGGTTCATTACAACCTGCTATTTGGATTGGTAAAAACGGTTCTGATTCTTCTGTTTTCGGCATTGTATCTACTGGTGGCGGTGGTGGTGGTTCTTACGGAACTAATAACGCTCAAAGCGGTGGTTCGGGCGGTGGCGGTGGCGGTGAATCCATGGCTGGCGGTGCTGGTAATACACCTTCTACTACTCCATCTCAAGGTAATAACGGTGGTGCTGGTGGTTCTGCAACGCGTTCAGGTGGCGGTGGCGGTGCTGGCGGTGCTGGCGGAAGTCCTGTTGGAAATACCTGCGGTGCTGGTGGTGTTGGTCGTAATACTAATTCTGCGTGGGCTTCTGCAACTGGAACTGGTGCTAATAGCGGTTATTATGCTGGCGGTGGCGGTGGCGGTGGTGACGGACAATTAAGCCTGACGGCTGGTACTGGCGGTTTAGGTGGCGGGGCAAGTGGAAGTTCGGGTGCTACTCCTTCAGCGGCAACTGCTAATACTGGCGGTGGCGGTGGCGGTGGTGGTCGCACAGGTGGTGGAACTGGTAGCGGTAGTGCTGGTGGTTCAGGAATTGTTATTATTCGTTATCCCATGGCGTAAAGGAGAAATATAAATGTCACATTGGGCAGAAATAAACGAGAGCAACATTGTTCTTCGTGTACTTGTTGGAAATAATGCCGAAGCAGATGAAGGTGAAGCCTTTATGAATAGTCTTGGCGGTACTTGGGTCAAGACAAGTTACAACGGGAACATCCGTAAAAATTTTGCTGGTATTGGAATGATTTATGATGCAGGGCGGGATGCTTTTATCAATCCGCAACCGTATCCTTCATGGATTCTTAATGAAGAAACCTGTCTTTGGCAACCGCCAGTTCCATATCCAACTGACGGTATCATGTATCAATGGGATGAAGAAACAACCGATTGGAAGGCAACCGTAAATGAGTGATACACCTAAGAAACTTGTAATTGATGTTACTGCTGGAACTTCAGAGTACATTGACTTAACACCCGCTGAGATTGCTCAGCGCGACCAAGACCAAGCGGCTTTTGCTGAACAACAGGCTACCCGTGAGGCTGAAGCCGAAGCAAAAGAGGCTCTTAAGGCTTCTGCTCGCGCAAAACTTGTTGCTGGTGAAACTCTCACCGAAGAAGAAGCGGCAGTTCTAGTAATTTAATTTATATTGACAGGAGCATAAAATGGCAGGTACAACAACTAAAGGTTTGCGCTATCCAAGCGCAGGAGATAACCCTGCCGTTCATACCGATATTCAGAACTTGGCTACCGATGTAGATACCGAGTTAGATGATTATGTCTTAAAATCAGCACCAAACTTTACTTCAACAATTACTCTTGGCGCTAGCAATAACATTATTTTTGAAGGCACAACCGATGACGGTTTTGAAACAACTCTTACGGTAACAGACCCAACAGCAGACAGAACAATCACCCTTCCAAACGCGACAACAACTTTGGTTGGACGCGATACAACCGACACTCTTACTAATAAGACTTTAACCTCGCCAACTATTAGCAACGCAACATTTAGTGGTCAGCAAACAGGGCTTGAATTGGCTTTTTCTCAAAGCATCGTATTTGAAGGTACAACCGCAGATGCCTTTGAACTTACTTTTTCAGCGGGAGAACCGACTGCTGATAGAACAATTACATTGCCTGACTCAACAGATACCTTGGCAACCCTCACAGATGTCAATACAGCCATTGCTGAGGCAAAGATGAATCTTATGATGCTAGGCGGAATGTAATGACCTTTACCTATTCGGGTGACCCAAGCACATCTACCCGTAACTATGTGCGCTTTCTTATTCACGATACAGATTCAACAGATGCACTATTTAGCGACGAAGAATTAAATTATGTAATTAGCGAATGGGGCGGAGATGCCTATAAGTCAGCCCGTGAATGTGCTGAAATCCTTATAGCCCGTTTTAGCCGTCTTGCCGATAGCAGTTCTAAGAGCGTCGGAGACATTTCAGTTTCAGAATCCTTTTCTTCAAAGATTACTCACTACAAAGAGTTGGCTAACAGCCTTCTTACCCGAGAGATGCGTAAGTCTCCTCCACGACCATTCGCAAACGCTCAAGGTCTAAAGTCTACAAATGACAGAATCGTTGATGACTTTAATACTGACTTCTATGCTGGTATTCACGACAACCCTAACAATGTCTACGACCATCGTATAGTTGAATAGGGGGTAGCCAATGGACGCTATCTATACCAAGGTCGCCGAGTTCATGACTGACTCCGTAGTATTTACCGCTAAGGCTTCTGTTGATAAGTACAACAAACCTACTTTTGCTAACTCAGATACAACCGTTACTGGTCGTCTAATTTATGACACAGTTAAATCTAAAGATGTTCAAGGAGTTGAAGTTGTTGATATTGGACGATTCATCACCTATGGTCCCGCGACATCAATCACGGTTGGTCATAGGATGGTCGTCGGGGCGGACACCTTTACCATCAATGGCGTAGATAACATCGCGGACGAAAATGGGGCGCATCACACCGTCATCAGATTCGGGCGTTAATCATGGCGAAGTCGTCTTTCAAACTCGACTTATTTGGCGATAAAGAGTTAGTTAATGCTCTTAAGGCTGGTAAAGAAAATACTCCTAAAGCAATAGCCCAAGCAATATGGGAAGAGGCTAATGTTATTTTTGCTAAGTCACAGATTTTAGTACCAGTTGATACAGGCGTCCTTCGTGGCTCAGGTGGAGTATCTGCCCCACAGATGGGAAACCAAGGCTATTTTGTAGATATTTTCTACGGTGGTCCCGCCGCTTCATACGCTCTTTATGTCCACGAAATTATTGGCAATTACCACAATCCACCAACACAGGCTAAATATCTTGAGCAACCTGTTATGGAAGCGATGTCCACTATCCAAGAAAACATAAAGGGTAGAATAATCGACATCATAGAGAAAGGTCACAGGGGCTAATGGCAACTATTCTTGAATCAATAGGCGACTACCTACAAAACACTTCAAGCGCTTTTGGCGCCCACGCTAGTCAAGGCACCCTTGGTACAAGTATCTTTCTTGGCACTCTTCCTGAAACACCTGATGCTTGCGTAGCCGTATACGAAAACGCTGGAAGTTCCCCAACATTTACTATGGGTTCAGGTGGTATCCGTATTGATTACCCAATGCTTCAAATTATCTGTCGTGCAGGTCGTGAAGATTATCCAACGGCTAGAGACAAGGCAGAAAATATCCGCGTGTTGCTCGCGTCGGTACTTGAACAAACTGTCTCAGGGGTGCATATTATGAGGATTGAACCAATGGGTTCAGTAAACTTGTTAGGAGTAGACCCGAAGTACCGTCCACTAATCTCGGTGAATTTCCGATGCCTAGTGCGAATGTAAACGAGGAGCCAACGGCTCCACAAGAGAGAGTGGTAGACCCGTATGGCAGAAACGCAACAACCGATGAGTTCCAGCGATGCTGGAAATGTGACAGGCTCCTCTTCGAAAGCGCAACGCGCCCGTGGAGTATCCGCTGTCCCCGCTGTAAATCCAAAAATAAATCAGGATGAGTTTGCTTCTGCCCTTGA